CCAAAGGTGAGAAGATTTCAAAAGAGACGGGCCGCCCCCTGGACCTGTGGGCCAGCGGCGACTATTCTGCTGCAACGGATGGGTTGTCGACTGAAGTTAACCAACTTTGTTTTGATTCCTTTCTTGCCTTACATCCCTGTACCGCTCGTGAGCGGTTTGTTTGGAAGGCAGTACTGGGGAACCATGACATCGGCTATAATGAGGACGACTCTGGAAGGCACGATGCCTTCACCCAAACGAATGGACAGCTAATGGGCTGCCCACTCTCGTTCCCGATTCTTTGCGCTATTAATCTCGTAGCGTTCTGGCTTTCCTTCGAGGAGTATATCGGACATGAGGTGTCCATGAAGCTCCTTCCCGTGCTTATTAATGGAGATGATATTGTGTTTCGCAGTTCCCAAGAGCATTACCAAATTTGGCAACGTTGGGTAAACATCTGCGGTTTCACTCTGAGTCCAGGCAAGAACTACTTGAGTCCCAGCCTGGTCACAATCAACTCCAGTTTCTGGATCTGGCGGGAGACCCCCGCCACGCCGAAGTTGGTCAAGATTCCTGTTTTAAATGCAGGCCTCCTTTTGGAGGTGGCTGATGGTCCTTTTAAGGTACCCCTAAGGCCCTGCATCAAGGAATGTCCCTTGGACTCCAAAATGAATACATGTATTCTTGACTCGGCAGATCCGGCACGTACGCAACGAAGGTTAAAGCATTATTACAGGGAAACTATAGGCAATATCACCCACCACGGGGAGTACTCCCTCTATGCCGCCAAAGAACTCGGCGGCCTGGGAATCAGCACCCGTGGTCTCAAGAGGGAGGAGGACTTTTATTACACTGGTTTCCAGCGTAAACTGGCGTCCTTTCTCCTTCATAAAGCCCGTAGTTTTGAAGGTCAGGAGTGTCGCTCTCGGCAATGTCCGGTTGTCCCGGGCACTACCCGTTTTATCGATACTGGCCTTCCCTGTGATTCTGAACCCACTCTTGATGGAAAGCTACGAGAAGTAGTGGTAGTCGATAAGCTCAAGCCCTGCGGAGAATTTGAAGAACGTTTTGAAGGACCTCTCTATGTCGTTCCGGTCCGGAACGATAGGTACTTCATTTCCGATGGGGAATCCTTCTGGAAGAAGAAGGGAATGGATGCGGAGAATCTGCGAGACTTCCGCTTGGCTCAGTGCCATATACCGACGGGAATGTCGGATCCATCCAATTACCCCTTGGAATTCCGCCATAAGCCAATTAGTCCGAAGTTCCAGTGAGAA